CGGCTGTTCCATGAAATTTGTGGTGAAGGAGTTGGGGCGGAAACCTTTGGCCGAATTGTAAATATAGAATTAAAAGAGAATTGTCCCAATGCGACCTTTAAAGCGTGGGGCGATCCGGCCGGTGGTTTTGGTAGTGATCATGATGAAACGACGTGGTTACAAATTATGAGCCATGTGACAGGTATTAATTGGCGCCCGGCTCCCTTACCAAGCAATGCATTGCAACCACGTTTGGAAGCAGTTAAAGCGCCCATGAATAGGTTGTTGGATGGACGGCCAGGTCTGATAATTTCCCCAACCTGTAAAAAAACCCGAAAAGGTTTTAATAGTGGGTATCATTATAAACGGGTTGCCCTTGCGGGCGGTCATGCCAGGTTTGGTGATATTCCTGTTAAAAATGAATTTTCACAGCCCCATGATGCGTTGCAATATGCCATGGTTGGCGGTGGGGAGTTAGCCGCGGTTATGGGGCGGAAAAAATTGCTGACTTCAACACAAGGGACGCATGTGGCGAAAACCGGGTTTAATGTTTTTAAAGGACGATAAGATGTTAGATTTAGATTTACTGAGGAAAATTGCGCAGGCGGATCCAACAAAATTGCCGCCCCTTATGATCCACGATAATAATGTTTGGCCTGGTCCTGCTATGTGTGATACCAAGGGATCTGTTCACATGTGCGAGGCGGACTTATGGCGATTAAAAAACAAGGGTATTGTGGTTAAATTAGTTGCAAGTAGAGGTCCGGGGGTTTGTGAATATAAAATTGATTTGAGTGTGGAATCATTAACGGGTGGTAAGGAAAAACCTTTAGACGATAAAAAAAGCAAGATCAATTTAATGCTGGATAAAAACAAGGAAGATTGATGTTAAAACTGTTTTGTTCACCTATGACCATTGAGGATTTAAATGGATTCCCTGAGCGGGATGATGGTGATTTTATGGCATTATCAGAATGTATTAATGAGGTAAAAGAGGCAATAGAAACTTACCCCGCTTTATTATTTTGGAATGAAGATGGGCCTGTATTAGCGGCGGGGATTGTTAAAGAAGATAATGAAACTGGTTGTGTGTGGATTATTACAGCAAAAAATTTTACTAAATATTGGAAATCTACTATTAAGGTTTTGCCGCGGTATATTGCCGTTTATGGTGAAATATTAGGGGTTAAAAAAATTGAAGCTATTGTAGAAAAAGACTGGCCACGAGCAAAACGATTTGCAAAATTGATCGGGTTTGAGTATAGTTCATCATTAAACGGGTGTGGATCCCGCCAAGCTGATATTTATATCTTCAAACAAAATGAGGTATGTCATGGCTAAAATTGCAAGGAAGGCCTTTAAAATCGCCACGTTTGTTCCCCGTACTGGATTAAAAGCATTAGGCATTATTGGTGGTAAACCCTCGGCCGTTGATGAGGGATTGGATACCGCTGCCCTGGCGGCGCAACAAGCGGCTAGATCTAGTGAAGAACAATTGCGGGCCGATTTGTTAGCCGAGGCACAAAACAGGCGGGCAGGGCGGCGGCGTGGTCGAACATTGTTATCCTTTTCACAAAATAAAGTTTTAGGTGCTGGATGATGGAACATAACAATACTCATAAAAATACTAATCATCTTGATGTAAAAATTGTTGTTCAACGGGCAAAAACATCGTTCACGAATGCGCTGCAAGGTGAGGATGAACTGCGGGATATTTATGATCTCGCCATGCCAAACCGCAATGTTTTTAAAAATGAATCTGATAAAACAACCGATATATTTGATAGCACGGCTGTTAATTCCACAATGCGTTTTGCTAATAGATTGCAAACTGAATTGACACCACCCTTTCAAAGATGGGGTGAATTAAAACCCGGTCCTGTTCATGAAAAAACAGAAAAAACTAAACTAAAAAGATTAATTGAGGATTTACAATTTGTCTCAAAGGTTGTACATGGTGCCCTCCAAAGCGGTGGGTTTACCACGGCGGCACACGAATGTTATCAAGATCTGGCGGCGGGGCAAGCGGCCCTGGCCATAATGCCTGGTGATATGAATGCCCCGGTTCGTTATACAGCCTTTCCCCAAGCGGAAACAGCCACAGAACTGGGCCAATGGGATCAGATAATTGGCCTGCACATTAAAAAGAAAATAGATGCCAATCAAATTCTAAATTTTTGGCCTAAGGGCAAGCTTAGTGATAAAATGAAAGAAATGGTCAAGGCGGGCGATTCAGACGGTAACAGTAAAAAAACAAAACTTGATATTTTTATCAGTTACATTTGGCAAAAGAACGAAACGTGGGAATATCATGTGACTTGGCCTGATGATAATTTTTCAATTTTTACACAAGAATTTCCATATCAACCATTTGCAGCGCCGCGGTGGTCCAGGCTTGCCGGTGATAGCCGTGGTCGTGGGCCATTACATGTGGCATTGCCAGATATTAAAACCATAAATAAGGTTAAAGAATTATTATTGATGAGTGCGGCTCTGGCCATTGTGGGTATTTACACCATCGTTGATGATGGTGTTGTTAATCCAAATACAGTTCGATTGGTTCCGGGGGCCTTGATTGGGGTGTCTAGTAACGGTTCCGGTTTTGCTGGTCCGTCGATCAAACAATTAGAAACCGGCCGCAATTTTGATTTAACCCAATTGTTGTTAGAAGATTTGCGTATTTCCATTAAAAAAGCCCTTCTTGATGATCAATTGCCACCAGATGCAGGACCAGTGCGTTCAGCCACAGAGATTGTGCAGAGGATTAAAGAACTGGCACAGGATAGTGGCGCGGCTTTTGGTCGGTTGTATGATGAATGGATTGTGCCAATTTTTAAAGCCACCATCGCCATTTTACAACAGCAAAAAATTATCCCCAGTGATTTAGATATTCCAATTGATAGTTTGAACTTTAAAATTCAGGTTACCAGCCCGCTTGCCCGGATCCAGGATATTCAGGATTTAGAGGGAGTTATTCAATATTTGAACATCACTAAAGATACCATGGGTGAGGAAACCGCCGAAGTTGCTGTTAAAATGGAAGAACTTAATGGTTGGATTGCCAAACGCCTGGGTGTTCCTATGAGATTTATCAGGAATGAAGAAGAACGGGAAGAAGTTAAACAACAATTTGCCGAAATTGTTAAACAACAAAATGCCGCCAATCAAGGTGTAGGACAGGGGCCAACGGTTGCTGCCGCCGCATAGTAGGAAGGACAAACAATGTCAGAGCCACAAGAACATAGTATCGAAGGATTAATGAAGTCATTACAGGGTGATCCAAAACAAGGGGGTTGGAAAAACCTTGAAAACATAATGGATGGAAAACCCAGTCAAGAACAAATGATGGAATTGGCCCAAAAAAGATATAATGAAGCCAAGATTTACCATGAATTATTTGGGGCAAGCGGCCCTGGTAGAAAAGTTCTCGAAGATTTAATGAATAGAACAATTCGCCTTGCCACATGGCCGGTTGATAAACCTGCGGGCGAGGCAAATAATCATGGGTTTTTCCGTGAAGGTCAAAATTCAATGGTTATGCATATATTAGCCCAAGTGGTTATTTTCGAACAAGGGCCGCCAACGGCCGTTGATAGTGGAGTAAATCAAAAGAAATCTTAAACTCAAATTTAAACAAAATGCTGTTGAAAGGATAATATAATGGCTGATCCAAAAAATGCGGGCACCACTGGCAAAAAAGCAAATCAAGGTGCTGCTGGTGCTATGAATAAAGGTGTTCAAAAGAAAGCATCAGAGTTGGATAAGGAGGATGGTGTTACCACACCTGATCCTGCCAAAGCAAAATCTGATAAAGAGGCTCTTGAGAAAAGCCAGGCTAATGGTCGTCAAGATGCAATCAAAAATGCCGCCGCCGAAAAAGTAAAAAATGATGAGGCTGAGGAGGTAAAAAAATCAAAAGATGCCGCCAAAATACTGGCCGACGAAAATGATGAGGCAGCCGAAAAAGAGGCCTCCGAAAAAGCCGAAGCTGATCAAGCGGCCTTTGACAAAGAGGTTGAGGAAGAGGCAGCGCGCATAAAAAAATCAAAAGATGACAAGGCTAAAAAATCTGGCCCCGGTTGTAAAAAACCAGTTGGTTTTAAAGGTAACGATGAGCAATCAAAAGCCCGCAACCTTGCGAACATGAAAGCCACGGTTAAAAATATTGGTTTATATGCCGATACAGTCGAAACATGTTCTGGACCGATGGGTAAATGGCTTGATGCAGCACCCGCTATATTGCAGGAGTTGAACATTGAATAAGTTTTTGCAAGCTGGACACCTTCCGCCACATCAAATGTTTTTGTTTATTAGTGATGGTAGTGAAGGTGCAAACGCCGGTGGATCAGGTGGATCTGATGGCGATGGTGCTAGTGGCGATGGTGATGGTGGTGATGGTGCTGGTGGCGATGGTGCTGGTGGTGATGATAGTGGAAAAACCATGCACACCAGAGGTGATATCGACGCCGCAAAAGACGGGGAAGATGGTGCCGATGGAGATGGTGGTGCAGGGAAAACCAAACTTTCAGATATGAAAAAAGCTGGCGATGATGCCGGGGATGGTGATGGTAAGAGTAAAGGCATTGATGGCCTGAAACTTGATCATATTCCTAAACATTTTGTCGGTAAAACTGCCCAAGAAACTATTGATAAAATTCATGATGCCTATAAAGGCCTGCGTGATAAGGGTGCGGAAAAGGCCCCGGAAAATGTTGATGGTTATGAGTTAACCGTGTCTGATGATAACAAGCAATTCCTGGATCCTGCAAGTGAAGATGATAAGCCTGTTATTGATGCCTTTAAACAAGTGGCGCTTGATGCTGGTTTATCCGCGTCAAAGTTTAATGAAATTCTAAATGGTGCTGTTAAAGCCTTTCAAGAGGGTGGTCTTATCGAGGCCGCAACAGATCCAGATAAAGAATTTGAAGTTTTTGGCGATAAGCTAGAAGGTATGAAGGTTTTGAACACTGTTGAGGCCTGGGGTAAGGGTCTTTTAGAATCACATGTTTTGTCAAAAGATGAACATGTGGAATTTGAAAACATGGCGGGTACAGGCCTTGGTTTGAAGGTTATGAATACCTTGCGCGAGGCTGCTGGTGGTGCTGCCGTTCCCGTTAATTTACCGGTTGGGGTTAGTGGTGATGCGGCGAAAGAACTGCAAAGCCGTCTTAATGATCCACGCATGGCAACGGACCCAGCCTTTGCCCAAGAAACCTTTAAAATGGCAGAAACAGCCATGGGGACTGGACCAGCCTAGTTTTTTAATGTCTATAAAATCGTTATAAATGGCGGGTTTCATGCCCGCCATTTTTGTTTGTTGACAAAAAAATTAAATTAAGGCAAAAATACAAGGTCCTTTCTGCTGGCGGATAGGGGGCGATAGTCTCCGTGGCGGTAATTGTCGCTCCCGGCCATAGTAAGGGTTTCACTCCCGCTTATGCGGCTGAATGACGGCTTGGAAAGACAGCGCAATGGTGAAATGTGTTTTCACAAGTAATCGACCTGAAATAGATCAGGCTCCCGGTTTAAAAATAAAACCGGCCTTGGATATTCGGCCCTCGAATTACGATTGGTAATCAATTGTTTAATTTAGGAGGACGTTATGTCCAAAACCCTTTCGGTGGCAGCAGCCGCCAGTTTTGAAGCGATGGTGAAACAGGCCTATCAAGGCGGAACCAAAGTAAAATTAACCCCTACAATTCGCAAACGTATGAATAAAGGCGTGAATTCCTTTATCTTCAATAAAATGGGTGCTGGTATTGCGCAGGAACGCTCAAGCCAAACGACCCGTAAATTGATGAACGTTGATCACACTCGTGTGACGGCCAACGTTTCAGAATGGGAAGCTGCGGAATTGACAGATATTTTTGACAATGCCGAAACCCCCATTGAAGAAATGCAAGAATTGGCACAAACAGTGGCTAAAGCGATTAACCGTCGTGAAGATCAATTAATCATTGATGCGGCGCAGGACAGTGGTACGTCAAACATTGTATCAACTGCTATTGGTGGGACTGATACCAGTTTGAATGTGGATAAGTTGATTGAAATGGGTAAAATCTTTGATGGTTTTGAAATTGACGAAGATCGACATTTTGCCGGTCACGCCAATGCCAAAGCTGGCTTGATGGCAGAAACCCAGGCCACTAGTTCTGATTTCAACAGTGTTCGGGCCTTGGTCAACGGCACAATCAATTCATTTTATGGTTTTGAATTTCACTGGTTTGGCAACCGGGTAGAAGGTGGCATTATCAAAGTTAGTAATGATCGGAAAAACTTTGCCTATGCGGGTAAAGAAGCCGGTGCGGCACTTGGTATTGGTATTGTTATGGATAAAGCCCCCATCACCACGTTTGAAAATACACTGGGTTCATGGCTAACTGCGCAGGATTTTATTGCCGGTGCAATTGCCATTGATGCTGAGGGTATTATCGAGGTGAACACCTTCGAAGCTTAAGCTTTAAAATAATTAGTGGCGGGTTCGCCCGCCTCTTTAACCTTTAAATTTAATTGATGAAAGGAAGCTATTATGGCTTTTGTTCTTAAAGACTTTGACAATAAGGGTGCTGGTTGGGGCGGAGCGCCAAAGCTTGCGACTTACCGCACCGCAGATGCTATAGCAGTGGTTCAAGCTGCCGCGTATTTTAACCGAATTAATACCTCGTTGGTGACTGGTGATGTTATTTTTTGCAACATGTCTGATGGAGATAGAATGTATAAAGTAACCGTTGCCAGTGGCGCTGTTACACTGAACACAGAATTGCTGTTTACCGCTATCACCTAATTAAAATTTAGGGTGGCTCTAGCGGGCCGCCTTAAAACCCTTTTCATACAATTACAGGGGATCCCCCATGGCCAATTCAGACATTGATATTTGTAACAGGGCATTGATTAAATTGGGTGAACCCGTGATTTCCTCATTTGAGGAAGAAACCAACAGAGCCGAAATTTGTCAAACGGCCTATCCAGATTTTTCCCGTGCTATGCTAGATATTTATGATTGGCAATTTACCGCTGCACAACGGGAATTGGCCAAGGTAACAAGTGCAGATCCTATTGGTTGGGAAAGCGCCTTTAACTTACCTAGTGATCGACTTGACGCACCAGAGGCCGTTTATATTGATACACGAGGCACATTGTTAAAAGATTTTGAAATTGTTGGCGAGCAGATTTTTTGTGATTTTGATCAAATTTTCATCAGATATCATCTTGCCGTAACAGAGGCCAAATGGCCCCCCATATTTCAGGAATTTGTGTCCACGGCCTTTGCCGCGGAAATCTGCATGGCTATCACAGAAAAAGATAGTCTATATGATAAACAAATTAAAGCGGCCTGGGGCGATGAGCGCAGCAGGACAGGTGGATTATTTCAAAGAGCCAAAAATAAAGATACACGAAATTCCCCCGTGAGAAGTTTGATTGAAGATGGTGGCCCCATCCTGCGCGGACGTTTGGAAGGGGCTAGATCTGGCAGTGGGATCCGTGTTATATGACCCGGAAATTACATACCATACAAAATAGTTTTTCCAGTGGCGAGGTTGACCCCTTGTTGGTACAGCGTCAGGATGTTGCCTTTTATTTTTCTGCCACCAAAGAAAGCACCAATATTTTACCGCTGCCGCAAGGCGGCTTTCGGCGTCGTGGCGGGCAGGAATTTATTGATGAAATCCGCGATTCTTTAGATCAGGTGTCAACGGGTGGGGCAACAGTAACAGCGCCAGAGGGCGGCACGCCGGCCACGGCCATTGATGGTGATGCTACGACAATTATGACCACCGCAAATGATATTGCCGCCATTGATCCCTATGTGGTTTTACATATTGATTTTGGTTCTGCCACCCTGATTGATTTTGTGGATGTATTGAATATGAAATTATCAACGGGTCAACTTGATGATGAATTTAGAATCCAAAGTTCTACAGATGATATTGCTTGGGTTGATTTTGGTGGTCCTTTTAACCTAGATACATCAGCCAGATCCAGGCGCCGGTCGTTAGGGCCCGCTAACTCAGTGACAGCCAGATTTTGGCGGTTAGCCAGAATAGGATCAACGGTTTTGGCGGCGAAAGTTGATATCGGCGAGATTGAATTTTTTAAGGAAAATACCACAATTTCAGATGTTAGGATTTTATCCTTTACCTTTAGCGACGAGCAACAATATATTTTAGCCTTTACCGCGGGGAATATTGATTTTTATTCTGCTGGTGTTTTCGTGGCATCAGTGCCCACACCTTATTCAAGTGCAGAGATTGATTTAATTACCTGGACGCAAAGCTTTGATACCTTAATTGTTTTTCATAAAAACCATGCGCCTTATAGGGTGTTTCGCCAAGGATCTGATGATGAATGGGATTCCAGGGATCAGCCGTTTACCAATATTCCCCAATTTAATTTTGGCAATAGTCCTGGTGGTGTCGATGAGGTTCAGCAAATAAAATTTGTCAGTTTTTTAACCGGGGAAACCTTTAATATAAGACTTGAAGATCAACGCACCAGTAGCATTGCCATTGGTGCCACCATTGCGGCCACGGCGACAAATATTCAAACGGCCCTTAGGTCCTTGCCCAATACATCAGCGACGGGTATTAATTGCACTGGTTCTGGTGATGTTGTAACCTGTACCTTTACAGGGGAAGAAGGCAAAACAAATTTCCCGGAAATGATTGCGGCCATTTTAAATACAGTTAATGGGTTTTTATTTGTTTCTACGGTTACCGAAGGTGCGGCGCCT